GATGAGGGCAAAGGTAATCGCATGTCCGTTGTAGTTCAAAAGTTCGGTATCTTCCTCGTCGTCCTCGTGCAGCTTGCCCTGGAACGTCCCAATGCACTCGGGAAACGCTCCGGCAGCTTCCTGCGCCACGATGGAGATGTGCTCTTTGCCATCCGCCACCATGCCGCCGAGTCCGTTGTACTCGTACCGCACCGGGCGCAATGCGCAAATAGCGTCAAGGCCCTTCTCGTAGTCTCCGAGGACGGTTTTCAGTCGCGCGTCCGAGACGATGGTCCAGGTATTCGTTGAGGGTTTAGCCGCCGAGTCGGTCGATAACTGGAGCTGCGATGTCGGATTTGACAATCCGATGCCCACGTTGCCGCCATTGGGATTGAGCAACAGCGGGTAGGTTGTTGCGAGAGCCAACACATTCGACGTTTGTATCCACGCGCCAAACGGCGAGGCGTTCGATAGGCCGCAATCTATAGCATTTGTCGCTGTCGAGGCGATCCGCACGAGTCCATTCTGGGTCGTGCCGCTCGTTGCCGGCAGCGACGTTGCTCCATAGACCTCTAGCTTTTGCGCCGGCGCTGTCGCACCGACTCCCAAGTTACCGCTATTGATGATCCGCGCGGCTTCGGTGCCGCCGTTGTTGCCGGTCTGGAAAATGATGTCCGCTCCCGTTGTACCAACACCCGATGTCGAACGCAGGGCCAATGTCGATGTCGTCCCAGTGCCGCCAATGACGAGAGGAGCCGTGGCGCTGGTGGTAATTGTCGGCGTGGCGATAGTCGGAGAGGTCGCAAACACGTTGGCGCCGCTACCCGTTTCGTCCGTCAGCGCCGCCGCCAGGTTCGCCGAGGTCGGCGTCGCCAGGAAAGCGGCAACACCCGTCGCCAGACCGGAAACCCCCGTCGAAATCGGCAGCCCCGTACAGTTCGTCAGGGTCCCCGAAGTCGGCGTGCCCAGAATCGGAGTAACCAGCGTCGGAGAGGTCAGCGTCTTGTTGGTCAGCGTGTCCGTAGTCGCCCTGCCTACCAGCGTGTCGGTAGCAGCAGGGAGCGTAAGGGTGCCAGACGCGGCAGCGGACGGCTGGACGGTGGTCATGCCAGACGTAGACCCGGCCAAGGATAGGCTGGTCAGCGTAGTCACGCTAGCCCCGCTCCCGGCTCCGTTCAGAAACACAAGGGCCCACGCGCCCGGAGCGATGGTGACGGTGCTTCCGCTCCCCTGGGCCAGGATCACGCTGAATCCGCCCGTCGTGGAGTTCTTCACCCAGTAGATCTTCTCAGCCGTATTCGGGCCAATCGTAACCGTGATATCGGTGACGGTTCTGGCTCCCGTGAAATTCAGCACCCGAGCCCGCGCCGGCGCATCCGCTCCGTCCGTAATCGTCAGCGTGGCGGTCGCCCCGGAACCGGAGGCATCAATCGCCTCCACTCCGTCGAGAGAGGCGTCGATCAGGCTGAATACAGTGTTGGCAATCGTTCCCCAGGTCGAGGGGTTCTCGTTGAACGCTTGCAACGTGAGGGCGTTATTCGCTGTATATGTGCTCGGCATTATGGGTTATTCAGGACGGTTTTGATGACAAGGTATCCCGCGTTCGCCGTGGGAGGCGGGAAGGACACGGTGAAGTTGTTGACTCCGTTCCCGGTGATGTCCAGTCCGAAGTCAATGACCGCGATGGACGGGTCGCCGCCCGCGGTTTCATCGTAGAGGAGCCCTCCCCGCGCCGTGAACGTCGGCGTGGTCCAGACCGCATCGGAGAAGTCGAGGATGACGACCGGACCATTCGTTGTGTTGGTCGTCGTCACGGTGGCGGTGACGATCTCGCCTTTCGTGGAGTAGCCTCCACCAGAAGCCACTTCTCCAGAGCTGGTGTATCCGGTGGTCGAGGCGTTCAGCGTGGCCGCGTTGGTATACAGGGCCAGCTTGATCTGATTGCTCCCGAAGTTGATCGTGCCGTTCAGCAGGTCCGCGTAGAACGACGTGCAAACGTAGGAGCCGGTGAATGGCATTACTGCGTAACCTCCCTGCCGAGTGGCCGATCCCGGTACTCGTCCTGTTGCAGCAGGCCCTCGGCGCTGCGCTTGAGTTCCTTCATTCCTGCCTCGTATTGCGCTTTGTACTCGGCCATCATGTCAGCCTGCCCTTTGTTGTAGATGTAGCCCTCGACCAGGCACCCGTACAGAAGCACTGACGAGAAGTTCGCCGAAAGCCACGTTGTCCGCGATGGGGTGGCAGCCACGGTGATCGAAGTGGGGGCGCCAACGTAGTCGAGCGTGTAGGAGTAGGTGGTGCTGGGGGCTGGCCCGATCAGGATCGTTGCCGGGGCGTTCTCATTGGGCGAGTCGGCGATGGCATTCAGCATCGCGTATGCCTCGGGCTGCCCAGTGATTCCACTATAGGCTGTGCGAATATAGCTGACTGCTTTCGGCAGCAGCGGGACGGAGTTGACGTACAGGCCCAGTGGCTCGACGAACGAACCCGGTGTGGTAATTGTGGCCGTTGCCGTCGTCCCCGTCACGCTCTGCCGCTGGTCTGGGGTGCGAACCGTGTTATAGATCCGCTCCTCGACCAGTCTGACGATGTCCGGGATGTTGCTGACAAAGGACGCCTCCTGGTTCTCCAGGTAGTCCTTCATCAACTGCACCAGGGTAGCGTAAGTCACCCTAGCAAGCCTTGCCCTTCATCTTCATCATGCCGCCTTTGGCGTATCCTTTCTTCGCCGCAGCGACCTTCTTTGCAGGCTTGGGCATTGCGTTCTTCCCGGCCTCGTTCTTCATACGACCTTTCACTGGACCACCTCCTTTTTTCTTTGGACTTGCGGACCCTTTTTTCATCAGGTCCGCCAAGATCGGTATGATCTGCATCGCAAGACCGGCAGTGATGCCAGCGTTGCCGCCGAGTCCAGCGAGTCCGCCCATCACGGCAGACTGAAGCAGATCCTGTGTTGATTGCCGACGCCTTCCGGTAGCAGGAGCAGCGGGGATCGCCGCGCTCTGCGACACGCCGGGGGCGGGCGCATTCATTGGGACGCCGGGGATGCCGGCCAGACTCGGCGCGTTCGGGAATCGAACACCGCCCATGATCCGCGCCGCGCTATCGGCAGCGGCGTTGGCCGGGAGCGTGCCCCCGAGTTGTTTACGGACTACTTTGCCTTGAAACTTCATGTCAACCTCGCATCTACCTGACCCAGCGTGACTTCCATCACCAGGTTCAGAATTGGATTCCAACGGGCAAATGCGCGGGACGTTGCGAGTTCTGGCGTGTCCGGTCTCGGTTGCCAGAGGGCCTGTGGTTCTGCTCGGAAGAAGCGACCGACTTGGAGTTGTGGGTTATCCTCGTCGTCGCACTGGGAGCAGACCCTGAGGCCATCCCTTTTTTGATTATATATGTGATCGCGCAGTGCGCGATACTTTATCGGTCGCCCACAGATATCGCAGTAGGCATTCGAGTTCTGGCCGCTGGAGTATCCGCTCACCGGTAGCTCCGGTACGGAACGATTCGCAGCGGGGAGCGGTCGCGGTCTTCGTCGGCTGCCAGGTCCCAGTCCTCGTCGTAGCGTTCCTTCAGCGCCGGGACGAGCGCCATGGACTCCTTGCGCTTGGCGGCAAGATGGTACGCGAGACCGGAGATGAGCGCCGGGACGAAGCGGAAGGGCACGTCTGCCGTATTCACCGCGCTGCCGGGGTCCTGAATGCGCCGCATGCGCCAGTAGTAGAACGTATAGGTGCTGCTCTGATCCGGCACCAGCCAGAAGTAGATCGTCGGCTGCACGACGCCCCGATGGATCATGAACTGCGTCGGCCTGCCGGGGGCCAGCTTGTTCGGCAGGGAGGCGTACTGGTTGAACGAGATCCGATCAATAGAGGAATCGCTCTGCAACGTCGTGTTTCCGGCGAAGAGCCGTAGTTCGCCACTCAGGACATCCACAGTATCGGTCGGCAGGGTATACGAAGACACCCCGGCGGTAAGGGGGAGCGTTTCCTCGTCCAGCGTCCAGAGGTTGATGCCGCGGTTCGCCCACTCAAGCGTGAGCAGGTTGAGGCTGCGGCGGGCGGTTATGTACTCGTGGCCCGTCATCGTCTGGATGCCGGCGCGTTCGTAGGCCTCGTCGATGATCTCGGCGATGGACGGGTTGTAGCTGGTGACTCCAGATGTGGGCATCGGTTATTTCCTCTTGACTGGCTGCTTCGAGAACTGCTTCCCCTTGGCGAGATCCTCGCGCTTCTTGCGGGTGGTGGCTGCGTACTCCTTATCGGGCATGGCCTCGCGCTTGCGGCGCGGCAGGTATCGTTCTCCGGTGGCCTCAGGGCCTTGCGTGGAGGGCTTGCCGCTCTTGGTGCCCCAGTCTTCTTTCGTCCACTTGCTGAGGCTCTTTTGCGCGGAGGTTTTTCCGGCGCGATACCCGCCGCCTGCGTTCTGGTACCGCTGCGCCACGAGTTGCGCCTTGCGGGCGCTCCACTGCCCCGGCTTGCCGCCCTTGTTGGACGCCATGACTTCGTCCTTGATGCGTTCGCGGAGGGAGGGGTTGGTGTACGCCATGGCGACTACCTCGATTTCTTCTTCATCCGGTCGGCCTCGCTCAGGGCGATGGCGATGGCCTGCTTGGGGCTCTTGACCTTCGAGCCAGAGGAGGACTTCAGCTTGCCCGCCTTGAACTCGCGCATGACCTTGCGGACCTTCGTTTCCTTTTTCACGTCAGTACTTCCCCTTGCCGCTTGGCGGTGACTTCTTGCTCCCTCCGGGGCCAGCCCAGAGGACCTTGCGGCTCCAGTAATTCGCCGACAGCTTGGAGTCCTTCCCCTTGATTCCCGCGCTGCGGGCGAGGTAGGACTTCCGTGCTGCGGCGCTGTAGTTGTGGCCCATGCTCGCATCGCCGAAGTGGATCAGCTTGACCTGATCGCCCTCCTTGGCGAGGACCATTTTCTTCTTGTCCGGGTTATCCGACTGGATCGGCTTGTTGTATCCGGGGAAGGTGCGGCCACGATACTCGATGGACATTAGGGTTCCGGCGTAGGCGCGGGCTCAGGCGCAGGCGCGGGAGTGGGCTCCGGAGTGGGTTCCGGTTCGGGAGCGGGAGCGGGGACCGGGGCGGGAGGATTCTGCGCTGCTGCCCGTGCGGCTGCGAGAGCGGCTTCGATCTGCGCTAGGGTAATCGGCTCGCCGCCCACCGTAAGAGTCGGCAGCAACGGCGAGATCCGCGCCCCGTCCAGTTGCTTCTTCTTCGTCGCCAGATCCGCTTCCATCGCGGCGATCTGCGCGGCGACTTCGGGGGCATACTCCGCACGAGGCAGGATCACGCTAACCAGCAGGTTGTCGAGCAGCATCCGCATCATGAGATGCTCCGTGTTTGCTAGGCCGATGCTCTGCGCGTAGTGGTCAGCTACGCTGACGGTCGCCGAGGGAATCGAGATTTCGTAGGCGGGGAGATCTCCGCGTTGTAGTGTGAGTTTCATGTCCATTCCTCTCTAGTGCGACCTATCTAGGATTTTTCTCAGGTCGGCTAACTGCGGTTTGCCCCGGCCAACACGAGCGATGACCGGGGCTTGGTTGCGGTTAGAGTTCGACGCCGAAAAACGCGCAGAACTCAATGATGATGATGATGATCGGGTCCATGCCACCATCCTACCAAGTGGCGATTGCCGCCCGCTTCCACGTGTTCGTGGCGGTGCAAACGTAGACGTAATCCGCGTCCCACACAATCGTTCCAGTGGTCCCAGTCGCGGTCGCGGAGGCGGGCGTGGTCAGCGCCATGCGGTAACCAGCGGCGCTCACGATTCCATTCGCATTCGCGCCCCCGTCCCCCACCTGCAGCACACCCGCCGAGGCGCGGGAGAGGGAGAGGTCTTTGGTGGCGCCCTGAGATGCCGCCGACGAAAACCGGTATAGACCGCCAGATCCGACGTCTATGTTGTTGCCATTCTGGTAAAACGTATTTAGCGGGTTGAAAAACTCTTGCGCTGCCGCTCCTCCGCCCGAATTTATCCACGCCAGCGCCGTCCCCCCGTTGTTCTGCCACGTCTGCAAATTCGTCGTACTCTGCCCCGCCCCGGCGCGGACGATGACCTGGGTGGCTCCGGTGGTGGGGGTCTGGTCGTAGACGCGGAGGGTGCCGGAGGAGCCGGAGGCGGCGATGTCGAGGCGAAAGTTTCCGTCGGTGGTGGTGCCAATAGCGACGTTGCCTGTCTGGAAAGTCGATAGCGTAACAGCCATGTCAACGTTTGAGTTTGGCTGGTGCAGTAACTGGATACCCCCGCCAAATGCTCCATCGGAGGCTGTTTTCCAGCCATTGATTGCGCCAACACGGATTATTCCGGCGTCAGTATTCGCCCACCTTTGAGCGAACGTAATCCTAGAACCCGGAGTGCCCGCTACGGCTGTACCGACCAAGCTAGTCGCCAATCGCAGCGATGTTGCGCCGTCCTGGTTTGATACCGCCGATGTGACCGTACCTGCCACACTCCCCGCCACCTGCAACCGATTCGTCCCGTCGTCGGTGGTGGTGCCGAGCCCCCAATTACCAGAAGGAAACAACCGTCCAAAATCTACGTTGTTTATTCGGAAGCCGATGTAACTTCCGGTTTCGGTGTTTAGAACAGTGTTTTGCCCTGCATCACGAAGCAAAACGTAATTTCCCACTCCTGGAGAGCCAGTCGATGTGTTTAGCCAGATCCCTCCAAGCGCGCCACTGGTCCCGATTAGGGCTGATCCGTCGGCACCTGCCGCCGCCCCCACGCGCATCCTCTGACCGTCAAACGCAAATAGGCTACTCGTCCCCGCCACCCCCGCCCCGGTGCCGTAGAGGACCTGGCCGGAGGCGATGTTCCCCGCGCCGCCGATAGCACCGTCGTTCAACTGCCAGCCATACGTCCCCGCCCCGGTGGCCGCGCAGATGTAAAACGTGGTGCTGGCCGCGCCGCCGTCCTTCCGAGCCCAGACCCGCCCGACGTTATTCGCGTTCGTGCATTGGGCGGCGACCGGGGCTCCGTTGCCACTCACCACCGACGTAGCCGCGCCGAACTGACCGTGGGCCGCTACCGCGACCGCAAGCAAAAGCAGGTATCTCATCATGCTAGACATCCATCTGAATCACGGTCGCCCGGACGCTGCCCGTGCCAACCGTCTGGTTAATCCGCACTGCCCGAACGGGAGCAGTGAACTCCACGATGTCGCCCGTGGTCGCGTCGGTCATCGAGGGGTGCGATTTCCAGTTCGCTGATGCCGGCGTGAAGGTCGCCGCGAACGGGTCATCCGCCGTGAACTGCAAAGTGTACGTTGCCGACCCGGTGACGACCGTGTTCACGCTGACGTTGAATTTCTCTGTGTAGAAGCAGAGGGGGCATACGCTCGAAGCGGATACCCCCGTCGTGGTAAGGACGATGGGCCGCGCCATGGCTAGAACACCACAGTCCCCATCGAGTAGATCGTCACCGCCTCAGAGCCCGAGGTGACGTTGGCCAGGCGAACCAGGAACGACTTCTGGTGGTTCTGTGTAATCGTCATCGTGCCGCTGAGGGTGAGGCCGGTGTTCGTGGTCATGGTGATCGTCTCAGCGGCGTCAGCCGTGTTGCGAATCGTGACCACGAACGCCTGATCGACGAACGCACTCGGAAGCGCCGCCACGATGTTCGCCGCAGTGGGGAACAAGTCGGCACGCGCCGTGCCGTTCGGGTCGCGCAGGATCAGCCCGCCCTTGATCTGAGCCGCCGTGTAGGTGACCGCCGCCGTGGTATCTACCGTCTCCACCGCTAGCTTGAAATACGGAAGTGATTGCGTATTCACGACGACGCCAGTGCCCTTCGCGGACAACGGCAACGAGACGTTCGCCACATTCTCGACTTCCGCGATCACCCCAGTTTCGGTCGCAATCGGACCACTCCAATTGGAAATTGCCATATGATTCTCCTTATGAAGCGGGGAGCCTTGCGACTCCCCGCGAGTGGGTTAGTTGACGCCGGGGCTGCCCCAGATGCCGAGTGGATCGCTCCAGCCGACCGAGAACCGCATGCGGG